TCAGGATTACTCTGCCCGTCCTGTTGAAAGTGGCAGAGCAACCTCACATCGTGGATTTGCGCCCACGAGTGAGAGATACAATGAAGCAACGCATGATCGTGCCCAGGCTACCGGTGGGCATTCGGCTTCGGGCCGTAAAGTACCGGAATGGAAGCCTAAAGCAAAGGGTCTCAACGCGTTGGACGTTGATGTTCCTTCTGCGCCGAGGCAACGTAATCGTGGTGGAGTTGGACGTGAAACCCAGGAGGAGATACATATTTCTCGTGCGCAAAGACGAGGAAGAATGTCAAGTACTTCTGAGGCTGAAATTAATACCAGACCACTACGAGGTCGTGATCAGAGAGATCAGGGGCGTAGTAAAAAGACCAATCCAAAGCCAGTCTTTAGACCAAGGCGCGTTGGAGCCAATGGACATTTGCTCACCGCAGTAGCGGCCGAGAGCGAGCGTCTTCAAGGTGAGATCGATGCATTGCATGATCGTTTGTCGGAACAGCGTGATAAAGCTGCCGATGAGAAACCTAAAGATGTGAGTTCTGATAATGAGTTTGACCCTGTCTATAAGAAAGGGGATTATGATGTTGGTATCCAACTTGCCGATCTCTGGCAGGATGGTGATAAATTCGGATGGGTGTCTCCTTCTCCCTATCCGTCCGTAGGAAGAGTCTTGGACTTCATTGGACTCTGTTCTACGATGGCTGTTTCCGTTACAGCACATAGACGCAGCTTTTGGAAGAGCGTCGTGTTGGCTGTCTCTGGTGGTGTGATCTTTCATTTCGGACCAAGGGTCTTGGACACCATCAGATCGTACTTGTGCAAAGATAGGAAATTTGTTTCTTTGTACACCCCCCATTATTATAATGAAATTGTTTATAGGGGGCCAAGATCCGATGCACATCCCGATCGCCGACCTGACAAGATGTCTGTCGGAGATTTGAAACACAGTGCTAAATATTTTGTGTTTGACTACATCAAGTCGAATTATATTGGCAATATTAGTGTGAAGTTGGGGAAGAAAGCATCTTTTGAGATGGTTACTCAGATTGCTGTTGCAGGCAATTTGGGTCCTACCGTCGATGATGAAGTTGCCCAACATCGTATGGAGGAGGCTGCCCGTGCCATCCATAGTGTCAATTATGACCGCACTGAAATTACCAACAGAAACGATGTAGTCGGCAATTCGCTTCAATTTGCCCTGGGATTGCATTTTAATGTTGCACAGGATTCCGAACAGTTCCCTTTTCCAAAGGCTCCAGCACCATTCAACCCGATAGACGCGTCGCTTATGGCTATCGGATTGACGAAATTGACCTCGCCAGCCTCAAGCCCATTAAAAATGACACTCGGTTCAGTGACCTGCGGCCTGCTGATTTGGGCGTTCGTCCAGTTGTCGCGGTGTCACTTGGGCCTGACTTGGTGGCTGGAGCTATGCCGCACCCTGATCCTGCAGACCCGATTTCAATGGTCGCAGGAGTCAAGAAACGTTTTGCTATTGAGCCTCCAGAGCCTGATTCTTTACTGCTGGAGCGGCTTCGGTGTTTTGTTAGGATTTGGGTCCGCAAGCATCTAAAGCCTTTAGACCCCGCTTCGAACGTTTCTGTGGAAGCATGGCTGGAAAAGACCAACTATCCTTTGTGGAGGAAGGTCGAGCTTTTGGAGAAGTGGGGAAAAATGACCCATATTCGGGATAAGAAAAATAAGTATTTTGAGTGCAAATCTTTTATGAAAGATGAAACTTATCCCGAATTCAAATATCCTCGTGCTATTAATTCTCGTTCCGATGAGTTCAAATGTTATGTTGGTCCAATTTTCAAACTCATCGAAGAGGCCGTCTTTAGACTGGATTGGTTTATTAAGAAAATACCAGTTGCAGAGCGGCCTGAGTTTATTCGCCGCAAGTTGCTCAGGAATGGCGGCATTTATAAAGCAACCGATTACACTGCCTTTGAAGCAAACTTCCGAAAGAAGCTCATGGAAGTTTGCGAGTTTGAGTTGTATGATTTTATGACTTCCCATTTACCAACTGGCAAAGACTTCATGTCCATCATCAGGGAGGCGTTACTTGGGACAAATAAGTGCGTCTTCAAATATTTCGATGTCTTTGTCAAAGCAACTCGAATGTCAGGGGAAATGTGTACTTCATTGGGAAATGGGTTCAGCAACCTCATGTTTATGCTATTTATGTGCGACTACATCGGAACCAAGGATGTAGATGGGGTTGTTGAAGGTGATGATGGTTTATTTACAGGGCATGGACCCTGGCCTACAGAAGAAGACTTTGCCCAATTGGGCCTGATGTTGAAAATGGAAACGCATTCTGAATTGTCAGAAGCGTCCTTCTGTGGGTTGATTTTTGATACTGAAGAGTTGATCAATGTGACTGATCCTTTAGAAGTGCTGAGCAGTTTTGGCTGGACGTCCGGAGTATATTGTCGATCCAGACGTTCTAAGTTGAACGCGCTCTTGAGAGCTAAGGCTCTCTCGGTGGCATACCAGTATTCTGGCTGTCCTATTTTGACAGCATTAGCCAGATACGGATTGAGGGTAACTAGAGGATATGATGTCAGACCCCTCCTTGAACAAGATCGAACCATGTCTCTTTGGTATCGTGAGCAGCTGCTTGAAGCTCTTAGGCACCCAGTGCTGCTCAGAGAACCAGGGCCAAGAACTAGACTCCTGGTTGAGAAAAAATATGGAATTTCTGTGGAAACACAGTTAGCTGTCGAAAAATACTTAGATCAGAAGAACGACTTGGAACCTATTTCTAGTCCTTATCTAATTAACCTTATACCAGTGCAGTGGAAGCATTACTCAGATAAGTATGTGATGACTGCGAAAGGCAAAGACAAGAACTGGAGTAGGCCGGCCGCCTTCCACACATGCAGACAGGACATTCGTCGCAGTGTGTTTAGTGACCTCGAATGGGATGGTCACTTTTTGGTCAAGGTATAGATCCTTCCTAAGTAAGAAGTGAAAC